TACATCGGCTAGTATATCAGCCTTCCAAGCTGAGGAGGTGGGTTCGATTCCCATTACCCGCTCCATGCAAAAAGAACGTCATTTCGTTGAGAACTGACGTTCTTTTCTTTATCATGGTAACATTTTTGGTAACACACCGCTGAAAAACAGCTTTATAAACGCAAAAACAGCCCCGAGGAACCGTCAGGATCCCCGGGGCTGCTGCTATGTATGGCTTTTTTGGCTGGGCGACTTACTTTCCCTGTGCCTTCAACCTATTGGGCATCGTCACTCAGACAAAGAGACGATCTTCCGCATTACTAGCTCATACTCTTTCGGGTACACCAGCTTTATTGCGTTCATGTGTCTGTCGAGCACCTGCATCAGACCGCCGAAAGGAACAGAGCTGGCAGCCGCCACAAAGTCGCTTTGTGGTTCCGCTGCTGTGGAGTACTCCGCCGCATAAGTCGCGGGCGGCAATGCCTGGGTCTGCGTTTCAGGTGCGTGTGCTTCTTCCAGCTCGTCCCGCACAGTGCAGAGGGCGGCAAGCTTTTCCACGCTCTGCCAGTTCGTTTCTTCGCATTTCAGTTTGCGGATGTGTTCGTTGATCTCCACGATGTCCATGCTTGCCGCCCTCCTTATCACATATTGTTCAGGATGTCCAGAGCACGCTTGTATGCGTCACGCTCGGCGCCGGTTGCGTCCTGCATCATGTTTTCGATGTCAGAAATCATCCGCTCCCGACCATCGCCGCGCGAGTAGTGACCGCGCACATAGTGCCGCCCACGGTTTGCGTAGCTGTTGCCTCGGTTATAGTTTTCGGTACGTCCGTAGTTGCCGCGCATATCAGCTTCCCACTCACAAGCGCGGCTATAATCGCCGTCCTCAAGCATCATGATCTTGTCGATGTTCTTGATGGTGTCGGTCAGCTTGTGCACGGTGTCCAGCGTGCGCTCGTTCAGGCCGTTCTTGGCATCGCGGTTGTACTCGTCCAGCTCCTCGCAGAGCATTTCACGCAGATCATAGAGATTCTTACTCATGTTGTACTCCTTTCCTTATGCTACCCGCTCAACGATCAGATTGCTGTTTGCAATGCTGATTGCCTGCGTGCTAGTGTTTTTGAGCGCCACAGTAACGCAGCAGCCCCGGGGGACTTCCACGAACACCGCCGTAAAGACGTTGCTGTACTGATCCACTGCCGCGGGGGTAACAATTGCGGTTGCGCTGTTGAGCGCCTCTCCGCCAACAGCCAGCGCCACAGAGATAGCGCCCACAGTGCCGCCGGTAGGGATGGCGATGTTGCCGCCAAAACTCACTTTGAAGCGCGCAAAGCACTGCCCATTGGTCAATCCTCTTAATGTTACAACTCCTGCGCCCTCTCTATGAACAACACAGGAAGAACCTTTTACAGACGTCTCAGTTAAAGGAAGATTCCCTCCTGCTGCCACAGTCTGAATTGCGCTTGATGTAAATTCAGCCATATCCAAACTCCTTTCTGAATTTTAGTTGTTATGTTTGGTCTTTTGATTATTTCCTTTTACCACTGGAATTTCAATGCAATCAGAATCTGACCACCCACGGCGTTTTCTGTCTGCAAGCGTTTCCTTTTTTATCCCAGTGATTTCAGCCCATTCAGAAACGGTCTTTGTTTTTCCTTTGTATGTGATAAAAACATTCCGTCTTGTATTGTTGCTTTGCTGCTTTGCAGTAACCCAGCGGCAATTCTCAGGGCAATAGTTTCCATTGCTGTCTATTCTGTCAATCGAAAGATTTTCAGCATATTCATTTTTTAGCGCCCATTCACGAAACGCTATAAAAGATTTTGCCCATTCTTTGCATACCGTTATGCCACGTCCACCGTAAAAAGGATAACTGATGTTTTCTTTTCGAAAGCAGCGTTCTTTCATTCCGCGCCATATCGAATGAAGCCTTTTGTCCGAATCTTCGTATATCCGACACCGTTTAGAAACAAGTTCTGCTTGTAAGCATCCACACGATTGGGTTCTTCCTGTTTTTAGACTGATACCATTTATGGATTTGACCGTGCCACAGTCGCACTTACAAATCCACCTGGTTTCATCTTTTTTACATTCAAAATCCCTATGGAGCACGACCAGTCTTCCAAATCTCATTCCAGTTAAATCAAACAACTTTGACATAATACAAGCTCCTCTTTATCTTAATTAAGCTTAATTAAATTATAGCATATTCACGGCTTGATTTCAATGCAAAATTGTGTTAAACTTAATTAAATTTTAGGAGGTGCATTATGAAAAATAACGACTTGAAGAACCGGGTAAGATTTTCAACCACCCTGCGTCCCGATGTGGAGCAGGCATTGAAAGAACATTCTCAAAAAAGCGATATTCCCATCAGCAAAATTGTAGACAAAGCTCTTTCCCAGTATCTGAAACTTGAAGAAAAGCACTGAAAAAACGCCGGGACTACTGCCCCGGCGCTCTGGTTTGCAAAATCAGCTCAGGGGCTGAACAGGCTACAAATTGTAGTCAGTTGCCGTTATTCGGTTAGGCGCAACCGTTGCAGCCGCAGCCGGTGCCGCATCCATAGTAAATGGCGTTAGGGTTGGGCACCTGATAGGCAGGCACGGGAGCTTTCTGCTGCAGAGTCCCGATGATCTGGTTGGTCTGCGCGTTCATCGCGGTGGTCAGGAGCGCGCTCTGGCGTTCCTGAGAAGCAGCCCGACGCAGCTCGTTGTTCTCGCTCTGCAGGGTGGCGATCTTATCATTGGTCAGGAAGTCGAGCACCGCGCGGGTGTTGCTGTTCTGATTCTCGATGATGTCCCGGGTGTTGTTGTTCATGGTGTTCTGCGTTGCGCAGAAGCCCTGCTGCATCTGGTTCCGGGTGTCGCACTCCTGAGTGGCCAGATTGTAGTTGACGCCCTGGATCGCGGTCTGGGTCTTGCAGCAGCAGTCTGCCAGCTGTGTAGCCAGAGCATTCTGCCCCTGCATCAGCGCAACGTTGGTGCTGTTGAAGCCCTGCTGCATGGCGTTGGTGACACCGTTCAGGCCCTGCTGGACGCCGTTGAAGCCCTGAAGTATCCCGGTGTTCATGGCATAGAAGCCATCACACAGGCCGCTTTCCAGCCCGTTCAGCTTGTTCATGACGCTCTGATTGTCGAAACCGCGCTGCAGGTCTGCCTGCGTAACTGCGCTGGTCATGTAAGGCGATGCGCCACCCATGCCCATACCGCCGCCCCAGCCAAAGCCGCCCATGCCGCCCCAGCCGAACATACCGAAAATCAGAAAGAGGACAATCCAGCCCATCCAGTCGCCGCCCCAGCCATTACAACCATTGTTATAGCTGTTGTTGGCAGGCTGCACCGGCATGGTCAGGACTGCGCTATCGGAAGATAAAGACATAATCTTGCTCCTTTCGTGTTTTTTGAAACATTTATTCTAAATGCGGCCGCATTTTAGAATCCAAACATATTTTTCATGCCGTTAAGCATCGGGGCAATCTGCTGTGCTCTCTGCTGAATGGCGTTGAGCTGCTGCTGTGAGAGCTGGCCGGAGGTGAGCATCTGGTTTATCATATCCTGCGGGTTCTTGCCCTGCATCTGGCCCATAAACTGTTGAAACTGCCCGCCAATAGGGTTCTGGGTCTGTCGGCCCATCGAGTTATACAAGCTGCTGCTCATCGTTTAGCTCTCCTTTTTCGGTTCTGGTGCTTCCTGCTTCTCCAACGCCGCCAGCTTTGCCGCCAGCGCGTCGAACTCCTTACGGGTGACATACTCCCCGCTTGCAGCTTGCACGGCTGCAAGCGACGCTTTGGGGCCTCCGGTGCGTTCCTTGTAGTCGTAGATGCGGAGAGGGAACGGCCTGCCGTCCTGCCCAACTTCTTTGATGTAAAAGGTATCGGAATCAGCATCCAGTAAAAGCACCCGGCTCCCGTTGGCGACCAAATAGCCCCGGGCCGCTGCTTCGCCTTGCACCCAGATAAAGCCGCTGTCAGTCGGTGCGGCCTGCCCCTGCATTTGCCCCTGCATTGTCGGTATCATGACGGGCTGGGGCTGGTACTGTGCCGCCCTGAGCTGTTCAAGCTGCCCCTGCGGCTGTTGCGGGTAAAACACTTGAGGGTATCCGTTATAAATCGGCATCGTTTTCCTCCTTGTACCAGTAGTAGATCGGGCACTCTCTGCCGCTGTCCCAGCTGTCCCACCACTCGCCGTTGACCACAGCCAGAACGTGACCGGAGCAGCCCAAAACGTAGACCCCGCGCGGGCACTCCCTTGCAAAATCCTCCACGGTGTAACAGGTGGAGCAGTCCGCATCGACAAGCCTGCGCTTGAATCCGTGCTTCTGGAGGTACGCGCCCCATGTGCGGTTAGCGCTTGGCATATCGCCCAACGCGTAGCCCATCATTGCAAGCCCTACATACGCCTGCTCCCAGCTTTGCCCGGTGGCAGCTGCAACGGCTCGCACTGCACAGTCTCCGACGCTGCTGCCGCGCGGGTTTGGGTTGAACTTGTGCCACATGAGCGCCCCTCCTTTTGCGGTTATCGTACCAGAATGCCACACCGGGAGAGACAACGAGCGTCAAACGAAGGACAAAAAAAGAAAAGCGCCCACACGGCACAGGGTCGTATGAGCGCTCAAACATTTGCACGCAACGCGTATAAAATTTTCGAAAAGTATTGGCAATTACACGCAATGCGTGTATAATAAAGACAGTGAAAGACCCCGCACAAACACATGGAGACATAGAGGTAACAATTATGAAAAAGCTCACTGCTGACGAGTTCGCAACCAAGGTTATGGCCACCGGTACCGAAATCGAGTACGACAACGGCGTTTGGATGATTTACGCGCACCTCACCGATGATGGCGACGTCAAGACCTCTCATCTGGACGCTCGCGACCTGATGGTCACTACCAGCATCGAACTCTCCGATGAAGAGGGCGAGGCACTCATGAACGGCAATCTGGATGACGTTGAGAGACAGGCCGTCGTGGAAGACCTTTACCCGAAGTATCTTGAAGCTCTGGAAGATATGGAGTAAAGAAAAGTCCCCAGCCGATGCGCGAATATCGACCGGGGAGATTTAAGAAGGAGAAAAGCAATGTACACAGCTGAACTTTTTAATATGGCAGCCGACCCGGAAACATCCCGGGCAGCGTTCCTCAACAATGTCACCCTCAGCATCCAGGATAATGCCGACGGGTGCGTAGATCTGGATGCCGAGAAGGCAAGATTGTCCACCATCTGGGACGTGGCGCATCTGTCTATGCGAGAGCTGGTAGCCCGCACTGGTCTGTCGCAGACCGCTTTTGCAAAGCAGGTGGGCGTCCCACTGCGCACTGTGCAGGACTGGTGCGGTGAAAAGCGTGCGTGCCCCACATACGTCAGCTTTTTGCTGGCGGAGCATTATAAACTGCTGTAAAACAAAAAATCCCCCACTTTGCCTACAAAGTACCCCGCGTGGAACGCAGGGCTTTGGCAAAGCAGGGGATTTTTTGTAAAATCAAGAGCGGAACCGCCCACCGGCAATGCCGCTCTCTACAAAGGCCGTAGCCTTTCAAATATCCGCCCTAATGCGCTTCTTCGAGAGGCCGGGAGGATTTGTTGAGATTATTATACCACAAATCGTGCAAAAAGAAAAGCGGCAGACCCGAAAGCCTGCCGCTTCAATGCGTTTCGTGAAAAATCGCACCCAATTAAAATTATGATATCACACACTCAGCATTTTATCAATAATTTTCAGCCTATTGCCGATTGATGTCCGACAATACGGCACACGCGCTGCAATATCAACTTGGCATAGCTGGTCAACGTACCGCAACCGGGCGATTTTCCGGTCATACCTCCCAAGCGGCGCACGTTTTATCACAGCTTTTATCTGTTCTGCATTAAGCCCTTGCAACGCTGGCGGAAAGACTATGCGAGCCGCCGCCACGGGCAGCACCGAGCCAGAAGGGCTGCGGCAGCTGTCCGGCGTTGCGCACCATCACGGGGACGTTACCGAGATGGTCAATTTCGCCGCATCTCTTGATTTCGCAAAATCGTTTCTGCTCGTATGTAGTGCTTGCCATAATAATCTCCTTACTGCTTTTGCAAGGCTGCTTTTGCCCGGTCAAAGAAAAACTGAACGGCCTTGCTCATGGTCTCCTCGGTGATTGCCCAGCTGACCAGCTTGCCCCACCGGCTGTTGTCCAGATAGTGGCGCAGCATCTTGACGCACCACGCCTTGCGCTCTGCGCCGCGCTTGGTGCCCTGAATCTCACGCTCTGCTTGGTCAATGAGATTGAGCACAAGCGTCTTGACAGCTGCGCCGTAGCCCAGACGGATGCCGCCAAGGACGTAGAAAACGAACCCGCCCATCATGAGCAGCAGCGCCGCCCATGCGGGGAGAACAGACAAAAGCTTAGTTACCAGTGTTTCCATGCTTGGTTACTCCTTCCATTAAGTAGTTGTCGATTTTCGCCTTGCTGGCTTGCATGGCTGCCACGTTGTTTCCGGTCAGCTGCGATTCCAGCAGGGCACGGACGGCTTCAAGCGTCAGGCGGTTCACCTCGTCGATTTCTCCAAAGCGCCCAAGGTCGCGGGTCAGGGCAGCACCATGCTGCAGCTGTCCCTGTTCCAGCGCACCGATGCGCCTTTCCATCTCGTCCAGACGCTTGTCCTGTGCCGCGTCCGGCGCTTGTGCCTTTTTGATGTACTTGTGGATGATGTCCAGCACCTTGTCCAGCGTGATCGCCGCTGCGCACACGCTGCCAAGGATGCCCAGCACCCAGATAAGAGCTTGTTTTTCGGTCATTTGCCCTCCCGAAGACGGGTCAGACCCTTCTTCGCAATGATTTTCGGGTAGTTGCGGGTGGTGACGTTCAAGTCTACGTTGCCGGAGATGCCAGGCACGTTGCCCTTGCTGGTGTGCTGATGGGCATTATACTTGAAATCTACCTTCGGCGTCTTGCCGGTGTAGTCGGCCAGCCAGACGTCCCACCGAGAAGACAGCCGAGCCATGTCCAGCTCGTACTTGTAACCGGTGTAGGTGTACAGTTGCGCGTAAAAACCCATCCGCTCCACCTGTTCCAGCGCGTAAGCGGTAAGGTTGGACAGGTCAAGCGTGGACAGCTGCTTGAGCTTGTTTTCCTCCACGTCCACCGCAACCGGCAGGGTCAGCTCCTTGCCGTACACCGCCTGCCGCAGCAGGGCAAGCTCTGCATCGGCCATCGCTTCGCTGGTGGCGTAGGTGTAGTAGTAGACCCCCACGTCCAGCCCGGCAGCCCGGGCGTTGCGGTAGTTGGTCTCAAATGTCGGGTCGACGTACAGCCCGTCCTTGCGTTTGCTCAGCTTGCTGTTGGTGGATATTGTCTTGAGCATGACCCCCTTGTAGCCCGCCGCCTTAATTTTGCGCCAGCCGTCGAGGGTGATTTTGCCCTGATACCGACTCACGTCGATGTAGCGGTAGGGTGGTGCGCCCTCCCAGCCGGGAGGAGCGGCGCTCTGGGTGTCCACAGTGGACACGCGGGCAGGCTCTGCGGTGGAGTTGTCTGCCGCTTCCTTTGCGTGGGCAAGGGCAGAAAAGAAGCGGGAAAGGAAAGTCAGGAGGTTCATGATGTCACGTCCTTTCGGATTAAATTTAATTTGCATAGTAATCTACGTCAAAATGAACAAATTTTGATTCCGAATCTGGAAGCTTTAAGTTTAATAACCCGCCGCCGATATACAAATACGCTAAGGCATTCGGGATGTCATATTGAGTCTTGCTAAGAGACACAAAAAGTTCTTTCGCGTTTGCCGGACGTGTCCGTTGGCTTACAAAATTGAAATTTAAATTCGTTGTAGTTCCTTTATATAAAGCAGCAAACTCCAGCTTACAATAACGACCGCTTCTATAAATTCTGTTGTATTTTATATCCCATAAGCTTGCTTCGCTACTAGTAGCCACTGCTATCCCCGGATTATATACAATCAAGCCATCAGGAACACCATCGCAGTATACCGATAAAGAATCCGGGGATAGTGATTTAAAATTAGTATTCCACTTTTCTTTTCCAACATTGCTAAACTTTGGTTTTTTTCCGTTGAAAAGTGAGCCAACGTCTGGAACAGATACACCAAAACATTTCAGATTTTGATTTTCTTTCCCGTTTGAAATATAAAAAAGTACAGGAACATCGTCTATAACGTCAGAATTTATATATTCGCTATTGTATGAGTTTCTGAATCCGGAGACAATAACATTCAGCTGACCATTTATATAAATGGCTGTTTCATACGTGTCGTTAAAGCACTGAGATAAGTATGCGCTTCCGTTTGCGCGAAAATATATACTTCCTTTTACAATATCGGAATTTGCAATCCATGCGTGAATTTTATCGTAAAAATTACCACCATATCTATCATAAATCCCGGTGTGATAGTTGACAATGATCGTATTCGAAAAATGAGAGTCGGACGTTTTAATATCAACTCCGATGGATTCTGTGCTCGGAATGCTTGTTCGAATCAAGCAGCTGTCAACTAAAAGTTCATATCCGGCTATATAATCTATTCCAACTGTTGTATTAAAAATTTTCAATCCATGTAACCGAAAATTTGCTACATATGATATTTTGACGCCTGTAGAGACAGAAAATGCATTCCCAGCAGAAAATCCGAGACCAGAAATATATCCAGAATTTGTTTTTTCAGATGTGTTTATGCCCATAAAATGCGTCATTTCTTTAAGAGGGATGATAAACGCATTTTCTCCGATAATTTTTATATCAAAATTTACACTTAAAGGTTTTGAAATTCCATAATTTCCGGCCGGAAAGAATATAACGGATTTTTGGACTCGTGCATACGCAAAGCAGCTTGCTATGCTTTCAGTATCATCAGAAACTCCGTCGCCTTTCGCGCCAAACATTTGAGGTGTTATATACGAATTTGAAATATATGGCAAAAATTCAGCTGCAATTTTTGCCTCTGTAATCGCTCCATCCTGCACCGTTGTGGTCGCTTCCGGATGTTCCGTCAGCCATGCCTTGATGCTGGTATCAATGACATCATCCTTGAGGTTGAGTCCGCCCTCATTTAGCACGTCAATGCGTTTGCGTTCAGTTTCGAGGTCAGTTTTGTCCGCCTTTTTGTCCTCCAGCTTGCTCACTGCTGCACCTGTAGCTTTGGCGTCAGCGGCCTTGCCGGAGAGGGAGAGGGTGGGGTCGATGGCTTTCTGGATGTTTTCGCCCGCCGTGGTGGCGAACTGCTCCACATACTCGCCCATCTGGGCGAGATCCTCGCGCACCTCGGATGCCATGACGGCTTTGCGGATGCCGTCAATTACTTCTTTAAACGGTTTCATCGTCTGCCTCCATCGTTTGCAGCGCATAAGACTGCACATCAGATGCGTACCCCTTGAGCGTGCGGCTCAGGTCATACGCTGTGGTTGCTTTGCGGGCGCTCAGCGCCTGCAGGTCGGATATGCTGGAAAACTTTTTGCCGAATGTAAACACCTTTTTGTCCGGCTTGTCCAGTGGCTCTACGAGCTTGTTGCAGTTGATCCACACATCAATGCCATGGGGCGCGGAAATAATGTGAGTCAGCTTACCGAAAGCGATCCTGTCCACGTCCACGCCCGCGTCCCTCAGGTCTACGGCTTTCACTGTGATGCCGTCAGCAAGTCGTAAGTACTTGCCAAGCTCCATGTCCGCCTCGTCCTGAAGGGACTGCTGGGTGTTTGACGTGCCGTCCAGCACAAGATACCGGGTGATAAGTCCGTACAGCTTCTGGGCGGTTTCATCGTTGGCGGTGGCGGTCAGGGTGTTGGTGGTCTCCCACAAAAACCAGCCGCTTTTTTTCTTGCCGATGGCTACCACGCGGGTAACAATGTCCTCGGCCTTTACATAGCTGGTAAGGTCAAGCAAGTTCGTGCCGAAGGTGATGCCCTGCACGTTTTGCTCTGTCGCGTCCTGTACATAGTCCAGATAGCGTGCTCTCTTGTTCAGACCGGGGAACAGGGGGTAAGGAATCGTTTCGTTCCGGGTTACCAGATAGCCGCCGTACACGTCCACAAGCTCGCTTTGCAGGATGCCCCACGTTTTGCCGTAGTTCTTGCCGTCGCCGAACTCGTGCAGCTCCTCCACAAGCTGCGTGGTGTAGTCTGCGGACTTTTCCCCGTTGACGTACACGTTGACCGTGCCGTCTTTTTCCGTTTTGATGCTGTACGTTGTGGATTCGGTGTCCTTTTTGGTCACTTTAATGGTTCCGTCAAAATTATAAGTCTCTATTGGCGTAGTGATGGACGGGGTTACAATGGTCTGCTCTGCATCGTAAGTCTTGCTGCCCTGAGAGACTGCGTTCCGGCGGAGGGTAAACTGGTTGTCTCCTGTGCGCCAGACAAGGTAATCGGTTCCTGTATGGATCTCGTTCAGCGGCCAGTTTTGTGCTGATGGGGTCTGTACATCTTCATAATCTGAGAAAATGTAGGAAAAACTCTTTTCAAGGCGGTTCCCGTTTTGGGAGTACAGACCCCATTCCTGGTAATAGTCGCCCTGCGCGTCCGGGCTGCTGGCCTTGTAGTCCAGCTTCAGATAGCACTTTTCGGCTACCGGCACATACCGCTTTTGCTCCTCCACCGTGACGTTTCCAATGCGGAAGCTTTTATAGCTGTCTGTCAGGCTGGTGTGATTCTTACAGAGGAAATCCAAAAACTGCCGGATGGTCACGTCCTTGGCGGTGTAGGGCGGTACATCGGTGTCGTTGAGATAGGCAAGCTCACCCTCACAGTACACCTTCTGCCGCAGCAGAAAATCTTGCTCGTGGTTCATGACCCGGCCTTGCCAGATCTCCTTGCCGTCCTGCTCCACGGATACCACCGTTTTCAGCTTTTGCAGGGCGCTGTGCGCCACATTGCCCAGCGGGATGGTAAATTCCAGACTTCCGGCTTTGCCAAACTCCCGGGTCAGGGTTGGGCTGATCAGCTTTGTGGTATCCAGTGCAGAACTGGGAGCATAGATGCAGACCCGGTTTTTCCATTTGTCCACTCCGTCCTGAACACCGGCATAGATCTTGTAACTCATAAGCTTGCTCCCAGATACTTGATGGTGATGCTGCTTGCCGCGGTGGCGGTAAAGGTCAGGGCGACGGTTTCGCCGTCCGGGATATCCAGCCCCTCCAGATACTGCCACTCGGTCGTTTTGGCAAGGCTGCCCGCATAGGACTTGTTGACCTGCAACGACACATTTGCCGCGCTTTCGCCGCGCTGGAAATAGACCGCCGCGGTGTGCGGTGCGCCGTAGATGACCACGTCCACCGGCGTATTGGCGGGCAGTGCAATGCTGCGGTAGTCCCGCAGGATGTCCGTTTCAAAGTTGATGTCATCCCACCGGATGTCTTGCGTGCCGTCGTAGACGTTGTACTTGTACGGATTACAGCTGCCGGTGATGGTGACCGTAGCAGAGAGCCGACCCGGCACGAATTTGACGTGCCACAGCCCCTCCCAGTACCACGATGGATCATCGTCAAACACGCATTGCAGCCATTTGCCCTCAAGGGCATTGTGCAGACGGCTTTGCAGTACTTTCCACAGCTTTTTAGGCGCGGTGCACAGCAGTTCCATGGTAATAGTGCGTTTTTTGTAGTGCACCTTGCCGTCCAGAGAGGTAGTAAGGTTGAGCAACGTGTCAGAGCCGGGTATCTGCACAAGGGTCTCGTCCGGCTCAGGCTCGCCGATGCTCGGGCTGCCCACCTTCATGTACAGCCCCCATGTTGTATGGGTGTTGTAATTGCCCAGCTTTGCGCTGTGGATTGCCATTTAAACACCCCTTTCTGCCCGCAGGGTGTACACGCCCATGCTGGCATCCATGTTTGTCGCAAGGCGCGGTGTGAGCATATCGGCCACCTTCTCGCCGTCCATGACAAGCTGCCCGGTGCCGATATCCGGCAGATGCTCGTCCAGCATATCGCGGATCTGCTGCAAAATGCCCAGCTGTGCATCCGCGCCGGTGGTCTTTTCCATGTAGCGGTGCTGCATCGCTGCGCGGGTAGAGAACTCGGTCAGGCTGTCGTACACGTCATGCCCGGCAAAGGGGCTTTCGTAGTGGCTCACAGCCTGCCCGCCGCTGCTGCTCTTGCCAAACTTTGCAAACAGTGCAGCGCCCAGCGCCACCACGCCCGCCACAATGGCGATGATTGCGGCGACCTCCGGGTTTGCCATAATCAGGCTGCCCACCTTTGCGATCAGCCCGCCTGCGCCCTCGGCGATCGTGCCAAGGCTGCCCATGCTCCCGGAAAGGTTTGCAATATCCGTGCCCGCGTTGAGGGCAAAGCTGCCCATGCCGGAGCCAATGGTGTTCAGCACACCCATGATCTTGCTGCCGACATCGGAAACGTTGATGCCCAAATCCTGAAACACTTTGCTCAGCCCGTCTACGCTTGTGGTAACGCCGTCCGCATCTGCTTTGATGCCGTTGGACATGATCTGCTTAAAAGCATTGAACGCCTCGCTCAGACCGCCGCCGGAATAAGCTTCGTTGATGGCTTCCAGCGCCTTGTTTGCCCAGTCAGACAGGACTTCGCGCTGCTCCTGCGACACCTCGCCCCACATCATGTTGACGATATCCAGCCCAAGCGCTGCCCAGTCCTGATTTTTCAGGTCGGTATACAGATTTTTTCCAATCTTGAAAATGCCGCTGTTAAGCTGCTGCTGCACCTTGCTCAGGTTTGCATCAATGCGCTTTTGGGTCGCCTTGATGCTCTTTTCGATGTTCTGCGCGGTCTCTGTTACCTTGTCCTGCACGCCGTCAATGTAGCTGATGACCTTGGTGTAGGTCTGCCGCACGCCGTCCACAATGCGCTCGCCGGTCTCGGTGGCGGTGGTCTTGATGTGCTGGCTGCCGTCCGCGTAGGTCTCCACAGCCTGCTGCGTAGTGGTGGTGATGCCGTTGAAGGTCTTTTCTGCAATGGTGGTCAGGGTGCCAAGCAGGGTCTTGGACATATCGGCGTAGACCTTCTTGGTCGTGGTGCTTATCTTGCCGTTCGCGTCCGTGACTTTCTTGGTCACAAGCGTATAGGTGGTAGCAACACCGTTGACCATCTCTTTGCCGGTCTCGGTGGTGGTCTCTGTAACGCGGTCTTTGATGTTGCCCGCTGCGTCCTTTACCTTCTCCTGCAAGGTCTCAACGCTTGTAGTCACAGCGCCCAGCGCGTTCTGTGCGGTGGTGGTGGCGGTGTGCGACACGGACGCTATGACGGTTTCAGTCTTGGATTTTGTGCCGGTGCTCTTGCCGGAAGAACTGGAAGGGCTTGTGACGATGGAGCTGCCGCCGCTCGCGGCCGCTGCTTCTGCTTGTCGCTCAGACCAGCTTTTGTTGCTTACGCTTTTGCCGGAAAGAGCGTTCTGCCGAAGCCGGTTCCTGTTGCTTTGCTTTTGCTGGTCTGACTTGTAGTCCTCGTAGCTGTCGTACCCCGCATAAGCATTTTTGCCCAGTGCCTTGTTCAGATAGTAGCTTGCCTTATCCAGTGCACTAACAGCCGCGCTGCCAAGCTGCCCAAACTTTTTGATGATGGCACTGATGGGATTATCCAGTTCAAGGATTGCGTTTCCGAGACCTTTCCAGCCGTCTTCCTTGTAGGCTTCCTGCGCTGCGACAACCATGTCGTTCAGGTGGCCTATCACAACACCGATGCCGGAGGAAAGGTCGCCGGTCATAAGTCCAGACAGCTGGCTGACGTTATCCTTCAGGGTGGATATACGCCCGTTCATGGTCTGGCTCTGGGTGTCCATGGCGTTATAGTAACGTCCGCCCTCCTCGCTGGCGGCTATGAGCGCCTGCGAAAGAAGGTTGTAGCTGATGGTCATTTTTTGGACTTCCTGCACCGATTTCCCGGTGTAGTCTGCCAAAATCTGATAGATATTGATGCCCGCATAGGCAAATTGCTTGATGTCGATTGTGGCAGCTTTGCCCACGTTTGCGATTTGCTGCAGGTTTGCAGCCATGCGGGATAGTTCGACGTTGCCGCCGCCAGTTGCGGAAACTGCATCGCCCAGTGCATTGATGACCTTGCGGGAATACGCAGCATTTTCGCCCGCGCTGATAAGCAGCTGGTTTGCCTGCGTCAGGGATGCCACGTCAAACGGGGTGCGGGCTGCGTCCTCCTGAATGGCCTGCATGGCTTCCTGTGCGGCCTGTGCGCTGCCCAACATATTGGTAAAGCCGGTGGTGTACTTCTCTATCTGAGCGTTATAAGAAATGCCCATCTCCACAAAGCCCTTTGCAAGACCTACCGCTTTTGTCCCAAGCGAGGTAAGCATATTTGCAAGGACAGTCGCTTTTGCGCTGGCTGCTGCAAACTGGCTTGCCATGCCAGAAACGCCGCTCCCGGCGGTGTTTGCGCTGCGGTTCAGCGAGTTTGCGGCGCTTTGCGTCTCTTTTCTGGCCTGCTCGATGCCCTGCTCATACTCGGAGGTATCAAGCCCCAAAGTGGCCATCAAATTAAAAATGTTCAGGTCTCACCACCTCCGTTCTGCTCTGCGGCTTTTTTACTGTCTGCAAGCGTCTTTTCCCAACACGCCTGCGCTTCTTCCAGCGTTGCTTCGTGTCGGCGCTGGGATAGTGGCTTATCGTACTCTGCCATGATCTCGCTGAAGGACTGCTCCACCGGCTGCCCCAGCGATACGGCACAAAGATAAAGCATATCAGCCGTATACAGCTGGTATGCTCTTGTGCGGTGGCGTTCGCGCATCTCGCTGATGACGAACCAGACGAAATACTTTATTCCGTAGGCGCGGAGATGCTGGAGGTCGGCGCGGCAGACGTAGTGCCAAAACTCAGGCCGTTCAAGTCGGCCAGCGATGACAAAAAATCCTGCATATCCTCCTGCATCACGGACTTGGTAAGCGCGGTGAACGCCTTGGGCAGGGTGTCCTTCTCGCCCTTTTCCAGCGTGTACAGCTGGTGCAGGGCGTTCATAGTGCGCTGCGGGTCAAGCTTCATCAGCGGCTTGATAAAGTCCAGCGCAGCCAGCGCAAACTCGCGCGGGGTCAGCTTTTTCTTGCCCTCTGCGGTTTTTGCAGGCTCTGCACCCAGCAGCTTCAGGGCGTTGGCAACAATGGTCTCCCGGGCAGCTTTGGTCTCCGGGTTGTCCACGTTGTCCTTTGCGTCCATGATCATGTGGGTGATGCCGTCCACCGCGTCATACAACTTTGGCAGGGCTTCCACGGGGTCAAGATTGATGGTAAGGATCATTGCTCTGCCTCCTTGACGTAGAACTCCATAGGCACCTTGCTGGTGTCGGTCATGTCGTAGTGTCCCTTCAGGCTCAGGTTGATGTTGCCCTTGCCGTCCTTGGTGGTTTTCAGCTCAAGGCCGCCATTGCTCACGGCCTTCATCAGCTTGACAGCAGCATAGCCGCCGCCGATCAGATTGCCGTGCCACCAGATATCCTGGAAGTCCTCGTTTTTGTAGTCCTCGCGGACGGTGATCTTGTTGGTTTCCACGTCTGCCGCACCCAACTCCAGCTTGATGGTATCGGCGCTCACGGTCATGCAGGTGGTAGACAGACCACAATCCCAACTGGTGATGTGCTTCAGCTGATAGGTGTTCTCGGGCACTTCGTCCAGATCCTCGCCCAGATCAATGGTGTTGGGCTTGCAGCTGACGGTGATACCGCCGGAAGTCAGGCAGATCATATCCTCCGCTGCAATGGGGGTAGTGCCCGCCGGGTCGAACTTCTTGAGCAGTGCGCCAGCCTGAAACTGAAGCTTTTTGAAAGCATCTGCCGAAATGGCGTGATACATTTTGTTCATGCGTTATCCTTTCTCCACACCACAAAGGATGTGACGTCAAAAGTAAGGTATGTGCACAGGTATTTTTCCGGTGGGTTGTCCATAGACTGCGCCCACGGGCTGCCTGCACATAAAAGGATCGCGCCGCCCTCGCACTCGATGGTAAGCCCATCGCCAAGGGCAGCGCGGATCTCGTCTGTTTTGCGGATGATGGGCAGCTTGCCGCCGTCCGCCGGATACCACAGCCGCGCGTGGAAGTTGCTGCTCTCGTCAAATCCCTTGGGAATTACCGGCAGCACCGTGATATAGGGAAAAGAAGCGCCCTGCGGCACGAAATCCTCCGGGTATACAGGAACATTGAACAGCGTAAAAAAGCTGTTCAGCGCCGTGGTAATGGCTTCTGCTGCGCCCATCAGGAAAGCACCGCCTTTTTGCACTGCACAACGGCAAGGTTCATCTGGCTTTCGGCGGGCGAAATCTTGTCGCTGCTCGCGGTGGTCACTTCGTAGGTCTGCCCATCGTCCAGCCGCTTGATGCGGTCGAAGGGGGACAGCTTGATGCCCTTATCCACATAGAGGGAGTAGGTGGATGCGGTGCCCTGCTGCTCTGCCTGCTGCGCTTCTATGGTCTGGTCGTGGCGCTCGATGGCAAGGAACTCCATGCCGTCCTCCCATGTGGTGGTAGAGCCAAACAGGCCGTCCGATACCAGCTTTTTGACCATGAAACAGAATCTCTTGGTGTAATTCTCCATCACGGTGAATTTTGTGAAATCGTTTACAGGCATTACAGTTTCCTCCATTGGTTGATCTCCTGGCGGTAGCGGGTGCAGCCGTCTGCGGGCAATCCATCCGTGCCGGTGGCCATGGTGCCGCTCCATCCGTTGAAGGACTGGGAAACATAGCGCCCACCGCCGGGCGTGGCTGCATCGTAGTCGGTGATCTTCTGGGCAAGCGCCACAAAATCAGGAGGGACGCGCATGGGCTGCACCGTGCCGGTGAAGGTTTCAGGGGTAAGGTCTCCGTCTCCCGCCTTGTGCACGCCGTCGTTAAAGATAGACCCGCACACAAGGAAATACTGCCCGGTGAATACCCCGGCGGGAACAGTATCTGCCGTGAAGGTAAATTCCCCGGCGGTGGGGTCATCGTACCGGTCAAAGAAGTTTCGCGTGTACACGCACAGTTCTGGCACAGTCATGCGGTGTTACCTCCCTTGTAGATTAGACCGATTCGCCCGGGGTGATGGTCTGGACAGAGATGCCGTCCAGATACTCGGCAAACAGGGTCACGCCGGTAATGGCAAAGCTTTCGGACACGGCGGTGGTGTAGTTGCCCTGAGTGTGGAAGCCGATCAGGTTGCTGGCCTCGCCTGCGGTGGTGTACACCAGACCAGCCTTGGCATAGTCGCTGTCGGAGGGGTCAACGTAGTACATCACGATGTTGTCAACAGGGGTGGCAATGACCTTGCCCTTTGCGATCTCGCCGTCAGACAGCAGGAAAATGGTGTTGTAGCCCATGAAGTCCTTGATGTACTGGAAGCCGTACTGGTTCTGGATGGTGATGTTTGCGGTGCCCAGATACTCGGCCACGTCCAGAACGTTTGCAAAGCCCACAACGCCGGTGACGGTGCGGTGCATGTTCTTGAACTTGTTCTCCACGCTGCCCTTTGCCATTGCCAGAGCCATCTGGAAGGTCTTGGGGGTGCCCTTCAGGCTGCCGGTGTTCAGGTACTTGTAGAATTTGTCAGTGACCTTGGCGGTCAGGTCGTACAGGAACTCGTCATCAGTCTTCTGGACAGCAACCTCGTAGCCGTAATTCTGGATCGCTTCCAGGGAGACGGCCTTGGCGTACTTCTCGATGGTGATCTTGCCGTAGTCCTTCTCTTTGACGGTGTACTGGCTGTAGGGGATCTCCTCGCCCTCTGCCACGGTGCCGCTCTGCAGGGTGCCCTGTGCGTACTTGCTCTTCAGCACAGTGCCGGGCTGCATACGGATGGGGCGCATAATGCCCATGATCTCCCGCAGATGATCCCAGTTGCGCTGGAAGCGGGTCACAAAGTCGATCTCCCGGGGGTTGACGGTGATTTCAGTGGTGGTAATCAGATTTTCTTTTGCTGCCATAGATTATTCCTTCCCGCCGCCTGTAAACAGGTCGGCATTTGCTGCAATCGCTGCCTGACGCTCGCCCGCGTCCTTGATTGCAAAAATCTGGTCTTTGGTCATTTTGGAACCGGTGTTTGCGGGCGGGTTATCCACCGGTGCGCCCTTGGTGGAGGTGCTGCCCACATAGTCGCTCCAATCGGTTTTCAGGCTCTCAGCCAGCTTGTCCGCGTTCTTCACGTTGCCCTTGCTGTCCAGTTCCATCTTGTCGATGTCCTCGCCAGACAAGCGCACGATGCGGTCAAAGTACTTTTCCAGCACACCTGCGGCCTTGAGCTGCTCCCGGAACTTGGATTCCTTTGCGGCTCTGGATTCCTTGGCGGTCTGCTGGGTCTTGTAGTCGGTCAGCGCCTGTTCTGCGGTCTGCTTACCGCTGTTGGCTGCGTCCCGTTCCTTTTCCGCTGCAACGCGGGCGTTTTTTTCGGTATCCAGTTCGTCCCGGAGGGCATCGGTCTCCTCGTGCAAGGCGTCCAGAATGGCTTTTGCCTTGTCATCGTTGGAGGTTTCGGCGTTTTCCAGAATCTTGCGGATATCTGCTCTTTTGAGTGCCATGTGTGTGTGTCCTTTCTGCCCTTGCTTGGGCTGCCATGCTTGGCAATCAGGTTATTTTGCCGGACGTGCTGCCGGTGTGGTGCCGCTTGCAGGGGTCGAACCTGCAACTACCCGGTTATGAGCTGGGAGCACTGCCAGTTGTGCGAAAACGGCATATAAAAAGCGGCTGACGCTGTGCGCCAACCGCTGGATATTAAATTTTAGAGGTAGAGAAGATACCCCAAGCAAATTTGAAGTTATTTTTCTCGCTTGTTTTTTACTCTCACCATTTCTGCCTTTATGCTTTCCACCTCTTCGGTGGCTTTGTGATATGCTTCATCGGCTTCCATCTGCCTTTTTGCAGCAGCTTCAAGCAATGCGCTCAAAGTTTCAAGTTCTGTCATGCTTTTATACCTCCTTGTTTCCTTTGAGTATTTAGTTTTTGCGTGCAACTTTTGTGATACATTCGACCGCCCAAAACTTCGCTTCCTGTAATTTTGTCATGCACAGACTTTTTTCTCGGCTTTCAGGAAGTGCGTCAAGCTGCGTTGCAAGCTCAAGGAAAAGGTCTTCTGCCTCGCAGTGCGCAGTTTTCACATCATCGGGCAGGAACTTTTCTTTTGGTGTTTTGAACATTTTCTCCAAATCCATGAATTACGCCTCCTTGTTCGCTTCTTCCACCGCAATCTCTTGCAGTTCTTTGATATGATCTTCTACCGCCGGGCGTAGGAAGGGGCGGGGAGCCATGCCCCGGGTAAAGTGCCATTTGCCGTTGAAGTCTTGCCAGACCCACGGCGTTTTGCGTCCGTTTCCCTTCTCTGCAAAGATACCGGTGCCCAACTCCACATAGGCGCTGTATAGCAAGTTAGAACCGATGGTCACGGTCTTTTGCGCTGCAGATACAACGTAGGTAATGGACGCTTTCAGCGCACCGCCCACATAGCCTTCTATTCCGGTGCTGTCTGCCGTGCCGGTGGGAACAAGCAGCTGTGCATAGTCCTGCACCTTCATGCCCCAGATGGTCAGCACCCGCTCCACCCACGCTTCCAGCGCTTCATGGAGTTGCGGGGTGTTGTCGGTGAATTTGATGTCGTAATCAAATTTCATGGCTCACTTTTTCTTCTTTCTGGAGATGTAGCCAATCCACGCATTGCCCTGTTCAAAAGTAACGCCATACGGCTTTGTTGTTAGCTGCATTAACTTGTCCCAGTCGCTGCGAGACATTCCTTTGAAATCAAATGCAACTTTTGGGCCTTTTTCCCAAAATGTTGTCATGTAAGGTTCAGAACCATCACCAGTTCTGTATTTGTTAAGGTCAACGCCAACTTGCTTTTTCACAAAGTCAATGGTTTCGTTGTGTGATTTCTTATATCTCGAATTGTCAACAATAGTCGCAAGCTTTCTTTGCCGTTCTGCTTCAACTTTTCTGTCGTCTGTTATCCAGCGGCCATTTACAAATGATTCAAACTTGTGCTCATCAGCGCTTCCGCCGCCCGCTCTCGCGGAGCTGCCCGAACCTCTTTTACTCACGGTAGTGCCTCCTCTCGTATTGAAATGGCTTAATTTTTGTGACATTCCAGTCAAATTCTGCCGGGCATTTGCCATACCACAAAATACTTGTCGGCTTGAGCCTGTCCAGCGCCACGCGGCAGTGCTTGGCAAAGCATTCTGCTTCGTATGGGTCGGACTGTGTGCCGTGGCTGGAAATGCTCACAATGCTGTTTGTCAGTTCTCCGTCAAAGCACCAGTCATAACTTTGCTCTCCGCACCAGCAGAGCGTTGGGATAACGTGAATGCCGTGCGCCTGCCAGTATGCAGCCAGCCAGTGCTTTTTGTAGTGCATGAAAAGCTGTACCGCAAGCGGCATATCGCTGTAAAGAGAAAAGTCCGGGGAGCACACAGCCCCAAACTGCTGCAGCAGAGGAATATACTTGTCCGGGTTGTTCCAAAACCGTTCAAACTGGTAATCATCCTTGTAAAAGTGAACGCCTTTTGTAGCCTTGTCTTTGGCTGTCAGCGCATAATTGACCGGGATCCATTCCAGTTTATCAATGCGGATATCCGTTTCTGGCTTGATAGCAGGGATGCCGTACTTGCCAACACCCGGAAATATCATCCGCTCGGTGTTTTCCATTGGCAGAATCACGGTTCATCCCTCCTAGCCTTACTTTTTCTTGAGCTTTTTTCCTGTTTTCCAGTTGTAACCACGTTTTTCCAGCGCACGGCGTGCTGCCTGTGTGGAAGGATTGTCAGGATGCCCTTTCGCTTTGCCCATCAAAACTTCAACACGGCTCTTTTCTCTGATTGTGCCAGACGCAACGCCCGCTTTGTATTCTGCAATAGCAGACTCTCGCCTTGCGGAATACTGTGCAGCGGCCTCGTGGGCTTCCCTTTACATTTTTTCCGTTTGGCGGCGTGTCAAGCCGTGAGGAATACGCATCTTATCGTCCATGTAATCGCTGATGGGCGAACTTAAGCCACGTTTTGCGAGAAATTCATCAAGCGTAGTCTTCTCACTGCTCGCCCTTGTAGAACTTCCAGAGCCTCGTTTACTCATTTTGGGAACTCTCCTTTCTGCGTTTTCGTTCTTTTGCCCGCCACATCTGTTCGGCTTCCGTGCCACCCTTTGCCTTGTACCACTCGGTATAGGTCAGTTCAGATGTGACCTCTTTTGTCATGTTGTCCCGCCGCATAGCGTTCTGCCGTGGGTACTTCACAAGCGCACCGGACACCTTGCACCGGCAGTGATAGACCATCTCCGGGGCTGCGTTGGGGTCTCCGGGGTACTGTATCTCGTAGCCCTGCACCTTAAACGGCTCGTCAAGGTCTGCGGTCTCCTGATCCAGCATGCGGTGCGTCTCGCGGGTGCGGTAGTCCAAAGTGCTGTTCCAGCGCTTTTGCACCTCAATGCCAAGGGCTTTGGCGTTGCGCAGCTGCTGCATCGTCCCGGCGTTCTGTGCGCCTGTAAGGGCTGTGATGGCGTTGTTCATCGCCCAGTGCACCTCGGTGTCTGCCATGCCTTGCACAGCCTGCACCGCAATATCATGGACGCTTTTGCCCTGTATGATGCCCTTTGTGACGTACCGGTTGAACACCCGGGCGTCGTAGGTCTTGTTACTCTCGCTCTTGATGCGCTTGTTTGGCACAAGCTTGGGGTTTTCCAGCAGCAGCCGCTTGACCGCTTCGGTGTTGTACAAGGTCAGGTTGAACGACACGGCTGCGGCTTGTTCCAGCTCGTAGAACGCCCAGTTTGCGCCAAGGGCAAAGATATCGTACTGTTCATCTCGCGCCAGCTTGTACGCCGTCTGCTGGGCTGTGGTGCACGTCTGGGTGATGTTGTCCAGCTTCTGGTGCATCAGCTCGGACTGGAACACCTGATTGCGCAACCATGTGCGGTAGTCGCTCTTGGTGATCTCGCCAGCTTTCAGCTGCTGCCGCTTGTGCTCGTCCAGCTGCTTGTATTTTGCGAGAAACTCGGTCAGCTGCTCGGTCATTTCCAGGCGGGCGGTTCCATATACCCGCAAAATGCGGCGGCGCAGCCTGTTCAGCTGCCGGGTAGAGATGCGGTCAAGTTCGCTTGTCATTCTTCGCCACCGCCGGTGTCCTTGTTTTCATCCGTTTCTTCCCGCTCTGCGCTCTCTGCCATCAGCGCAGCCTTTGCCTGCTCCTTCTGCTCCTGCGTCAGGTTGGGCAGCAATTCTATTGCCATCTCGTTGCCGATGATAGTCGCCTCCGCAAGCGCCATGTCTACTTGCTCCTTGGTGTTTGAGATGCGCACATGGGTGTACTGCGGCTTTGCGTCCGGCAGACCGGCGATCTTGAGCACCTGACGCACAAACTTGGTGATTTGCTGCTCAAAGTCGCGGGCGTTCTCGTCCAGCGGCTGATAGGCGGCTTCCAGATGGTCGTTGGTGCTGTCTGCGCTCACGCAATGCACGTCCAGCCCGCCGAAATCCTCATACAGGGAGCTGTGCAGCCGCTGCAGCAGGGTCTCCCGCGCCTGTGTGGGAATCTCCTGCGTGTAAGGCTGCACAACGCCGCCATTGCCCCCGGCGTTGTCTACGTTTGCGGCGTGGTTGAACCGCAGCCGCTGCATGAACTTGCGCAAATCTGCGTCATTCATGCCGCCGTAGTTGGAGATAAGCCAATACACCTGCGCACATTCGCGCAGATCATCGCAAAAGCCATTGACGATCAGGTCAATGTTGTCAATGTAGCCTTTTAGGTTGACAAGCGTGCTCTGCTTGGAGCTGCTGCCCCAAAGCGGCACAATGGGCAGCGCGCCGTACCCTTCACCCTCTACGATCTCGTCCCCGGCGGGGGTAGTGGTCGTGGTGGTTTTGTAGGGCTGCTGCTCGCCGTCCTGATGCAACAGGCGCTCTCCCTTGCTGTCCTCTGTGTAGCGGGTATAGCCGCTCTCCTCGTACAGCACCGCGTGCATGGGCTTGTCCGGCTGCAAGCGCCAGAACCGGATACCCGCCCGCATTGTGCCGTCCTTCTCATCGTACAGCGGCGCAAACTCGGTCAGCTTGAACACGTCCAGATGGTCGTTGTTCCAAAATCCAAAGCTTTCGCCGTGGATGCAAGCAAGATAGCCCAGCCGGTAAAGCTGCTCGTCAAAGCTTTCGCCCAGCTGCGCCTTTACATTGTCCGCGTCCGGCAGGGTAATGCCATTTGCAAGGCTGTATGCCACGCGCTGCACGTTGAGCCGGTGGAAGGAGTTGCTTTTCACGGTCTCCGGGCGGGCTCTCTTGGTGATGCCGTTGAGTTTGTAGTCGATATCGGCAAGCGCATCCAGAAAGTCGTCCACGCCGGTGTTGAGCTGCCTGTCGTACTTATCAGCCTTTTCAGCGGTACGCACCGGGGCGCTTGTAGCGTGCTCCGCAATAAAGCTTTGCACAAAAGCGATTTTGGCTGCGGGGTCGTTCTGTACCGCTTCAAGGTCTTGGTATGTTCTCACTTGCTTTGCTCCTTATTTTCCGGGCTTGTGCCACACAAGTTCCATGGCGTATCGTGTAGCGTCTATGTGGTGGTTATCGTGGTCTGGGTATCCGGGCAGCGGCTCGCCGTTTTTATCGGCATCATACTCGTACTCTGTGAACTCTTTCAGAGTGTCCGGGCATCGCACCGGGTCTATCACAATGGCGGTCAGGCTTTGCAGCCACTTCACGCCCTGCCCCACGCTGTTGGGGCCTTTCAGCGCTGGCAAGCACTTGATACCCCACGCGGTAAAGTCGGTGCAGCTCTTGTTTTCTGCGCTGTCTGCGGTCAGTCGCTCGCTCTCCGGGTGCTCCATAACGTGCCGGTCTTGCAGCATCTTGAACGTGTCCTCGTTGCGGGTACGCCGCACGGTAATCTCGTCATAGATATACAGGGTCTTGCGGGCTGCATCGTAGCTCATGCAGTTATAGGCAAAGGGGTCTGGATACCAGCCCCAGTCAATGCCGTGGTACTTGCGCTCAAATTTGGAAGGGTCTATCTTTTCTGCCTTGATGTTGGTGAAGATTTCCTTTCCGCAGCCGGTCACCTCGCCCAGATACTCGTGCTTGTAGGCGATCAGGTTGTGTTTCTTTAGATTTTCTGCATCATCAAGGAAACGCCTTCCAAGCCACTCCTGCGGCACCATCGTGTAGTCGGAGTGCTGGATGATCTTGCGGTCGCGCACTTCCAGAGCATAACGGTTTGCCCAGTTACGGGGTGATGCAGGCGGGTTGAAGCTCTTGAACGTGAAAGAGAAATCTCCTCCACGCAGACAGGACTGTTCCACGTTGCGGATTTGTTCCTCTCCGTCATACTGGTCTAGCTCTTCAAACCATAGAATGCCGATGTATCCGCGCGGCAGTTTGATAGATTTAAGCTTGCCGGGGTCATCCAGACCAAAAAAGAGAATCTTCTGACCTGTGTTTTTGTTTGTCATCTCCATTGGAGAGACCGTACATTTCCACGTTCCGGGTTCCAGCTGGTCTACTGCCCACTGCATCTGTGCATACACGGACGTTCGCATGGTATTGCCCACCTTTCGGATGCATACCGCGTTGCAATCCGGGTGCAATTGCAGAAGTTTGATAATGCAGATGCTGCAGAAGCTGGATTTTGTGGATCCGCGTCCACCCTTTTCCAGCGCTTCGTCTGCATCGCCTCTCATGATCTTCTGCCATGTCGGCAGGAATTGCGGTGCCAAAAGCTCGAACAGCCTGTTTTCGGAGACTGCCGGGCTTGCGCTTTCGTTTTCTTCTGTTTTTTCCTCTTTGTTGTCCCAGCCAAAGTTAAACTTCAGGCTGAATTGTGCTCCGTTTGTTCCATCCCGGTCGAACAGCCGCTCTTCGGAGTATTTTTCACACTGGGCTTTTGCGCGCGTAATCGTGTCAACAAACTCTTTTTTTCCTTGGTAGTTCATCAGCGCTTGTCGGGATGTAAAGCCCAGCGCAAGAGCCAGACCGGTGACAGTGGGCGGGCGCTGATGCAGATAGATTTCATTTCCGTACTTATCCAGAATCGGAGCTCCATTCGCGTCCCGCAAAAGCTCTCCTTCACAGTCAGCAAAGTAAGCATCTATCTTTTCCTGCATTTCTGCGGAATTTTTATATTTCGGCGGTGCGCCTACCGGATTCTTTTTCTTGTATGTCATTGCCACCACCTCTCAAAAAATCGCTTAAAACAAAAGCCGCCCACACGGACGGCAGAATATCAATATAAGCAGCGCTCCGTACATTCAGTTTTTTCGGACAACGTAAACGGTGGAGCGCCGCTGCATCCGGTACTTTCGCCGCCAGATGCCCGGCTATCTGCGCAGCCCCCTCACAGGGTACGCAAATGGCATTCCCGGCAGGGCTCAAACCTGCAGCCTGCGGTTTTGGAGACCGCTGTTCCATCACTTGAACTACGGGAATATAAAAAGCCGCCCTTGGAATCGAACCAGCCGTGTCTACACACACGCGCCGCGCTCCAAACTGCGCTCAGGCGGCATATAACAAAAGAAAAACCAGCACGTTTCCATGCTGGTTCTGCTGACGCACATCCTGCCGGGGGAATTATGGAAACCGGTGTACGGATTATGTGGCCTCCGGTGCGTGCGGAGGTTGTGAGGACAGGTAAGGATACCCTGCCACTCTACACGCAGCCACAAGCGGGATGTCAGCCCATGCGTCAGGTTGTCGCCGCTTCGGGAGAGCAGCGTGTCGGAGCCGTTAACCGGATTCGAACCGGTACCATCAAGGCTGTATATGCGCATTGGTTAAGTGCGCAGTGATATCAGAGATGTGTCACCAACGTTGTCCCGCCTTAACTCGGCGGCGCTCTGCCAATTGAGCTATAACGGCATAGAAGCAGCCCGCGAAACGAGAGGAAGAAAAATGCCAGTCAAGCCTTGGGAGGAAAGCATTTTTGGGGGATTCGTTTCGGAGGCTGCGTGGCAAGCTGCGCTCCGCTATGCGCGGTTCCGCTTATAGGAAGCATACCATATACGTCTTTCAATCGCAATGTATGTGGCATACTTACATAGTATTAGCAAGGTGTAATATCAGCACGTATCAAATTTGTCCCAAATGCGTGCCAGAAATTTTGCACCTTCTCTGACGTACAGAGATACTCTGTTTTCTTCTGGCAAAAGCAGCGATTTTGCAATTTTGGCTTGCTTTTGTCCTTCGATGTAATATCCGTAAAGGCAATCTTGCATCATTTTGCTGCTTTTTGTTTTTGAGATATAGCTGATTCTGTGAATTGCTTCAGCCTGCAAAGACTTTTTTTGCAGTTCCAGTGTTTTAAGCCTACGTTCTTCTACGTCTTTCTTTTCTGCGTAGCTTCCAACTTTGTCCCCGTAACCAGAGCCGCCGGGCATACCGCTTAGATTTGCCGTGCATCCAGTTGCATCATCTTTCAAACGCTTTATCGCAGTCTGTACGCTCACAATCTCTGCGTCAATGTCACGTAGCTGCTGGAACCACGCCTTTACCTCGTGGTAGTCCACGCCGGTGCGCGGCTTTGGCTGTTCGCTTTCAGGTGTCCATTTGCGTGTCATTGTCTCCCTCCTCTATTTCCCATCCGATAAGATCGCAGACGCAAAATCTTGTCTTTTCGCACCAGTGAATGACAAACCGCTCCGGTAAAGATGATTTTGGGATAGCGGAAGTCGATTGAAGATCACAAGAATCATCTTTCATATCTTTGATTGCCCACGCAACAGATCTTGTGACGCTTGTCTTTTCCTTAATTTCCGCTCCGCAGCATCTGCACTTGAAAACGCCGGTCATTGTCTCCCCCATTTTTGTCCTCCATTTCCTCGATCCAGATCTCCACTCTGGGTTTTTGCTTGTCGTAGTCCACCCGGCTGCCATCGTGGGCGGCAACGATGCAGCTGTTATCGTCTGCCAGCACACCGGCCTTTACCAGTATGTCGCAGGTGGCTTCGATCAGGTTTGCAAGGTCGACCTTGCGCCTGGTAGCCATGTAGTACACGCACCGCACGTTTACGAGGGCAGAGATAGGCTCAGGCGGGGCGCGTATCTGCCATAGACATCCGGTCTGGTATTCCTCAAACGCCGCGCTTGGGGCTACGTAGCGCCGTCCTCCGCGCCCTTGCAAGATGCGGGCACTGTTTTTCTTTGTGCGGGGGTCGCCGTAAAGGGTTAGCTTCATGACACGTGCTCCTTCAGCCACTCGATGCTCATGTCGTGGTCGATAAACATGAGCGTCAGCCAACGGTCGCAGGCAAGCCCCATGTAGGTGTAAATCAACTCCATATCATCCTCGGAGAAATCGGTATCCAGAAAAGCATTGATGCCGTCCCTCATATATTTGTGGAACTTTCGATTTCTCCACTCCTGTGAATATGGTGCGGTTTTAAATGCCGCCCGTGAAAGCCACTCCAGTACTTTGGCCTTGATGGCATCTTCCGTTCCGATGTTTTCCAGAATAATATACTGGTTTGTCCTCGGATGGACAATAAGCTCGTTCCGGTCAGTAATATAACTTCCCGGAAAGCACCTCTGGAGCTTGGCAATTGATTTTTCAATGTCAGTCATTTTTTCATCATCCCCTCCATTGCCAGTTGCTCGCACTGCTTTTCAGCTTCCCGGCGCTGCCGGTCATACTCAAACAGCATGTCGGCGTACTCTTTGCCCACCCGGCGGATGGTTGTCTCCAGCATCTCCGTCACAAGGTCGGTGTACTTGTCCGAGCCCTTGCGGCTGTTCTTGACAGCTTCCCGGGCTTCCCACAAGTCGGTGAGCTTGTCCCGCCTGTCGGCGGTGATCTCGCCATAGCCGTAGGCATCCTGGATCTGCTCCATGCTTTCCCAGCCTTCCAGCTCAGCAAAGGGGTCAGATTCAGCCTTTGCCATGCTGCGGGCTTTGGTCTTTTTCTTGACATACCGGGTCAGGCCATCCTGAATCACGGCGCGGGCATCGTCCATCGCCTTGCGGACGGCCTTGGCCTCCCGTTCTTTTTTGAGCTGGTCCGGCTGATTTGCCCATTCTGTCATTAGCTCCGATTTAGTTTTTGGCTTCATGTTTTTCCTCCATTTTGACAGCTTCACGAATGTCCAGCTTGCTAAGCTCCAGATTCGCATACCACAACTGCCAATCTACAAACAAACTCCTGTTTACAAGTTTTCCCATAAAGAAGATTCGTTCCTGCTCCATCAGATGATCGAGCGAAACGATATACTGTCCGGGCTTGTACTTCTGCGTCTGCGCCGTCTGTACGTTTTTCAGTTTTTACCCCCATTGTTCGGACATTGCTCTTGCAATGCCTGGATAGGTTTTGCTTCTCTCTTTTGCGTGACCGCTTCCCATCCAATGATTTTTTTCTCGCAATTTTTGTGGCAATGTCATCATGTAATCGTACACATTGTCAGTTTCGATTAGCCCCGGAAGATTTTTCAGCCACAAACAGGTCTTCTTTTTCTCTGGATGCCCAAACTGCCATGGATTGATAATTTGATCCGGCTTTCGGTATAGTGTGGACATCACGCACACGGGGTTTTCGATCGCGATTCGCTGAATATCAGTTTCTGCAAACTTCATGAAAAATGCAGCAGCTTCAAAGCGCAAGCTGAGCGGCTTTTTTCCCTCTGTGAACCACCGTGCACCAGAAACAGCAAGGTGCGTGCAGGGTGGGTGTGCAATGAGCAAATCCCACTTGCCAACGTCATGCGTTACGCCGTCCATCGTCACGACTTGCCCCCCCTCAACAGCCTTGAGGGCGTCGCCGAGGATGTGCCATTCGGGATGCCCACCGGACGGCTCTTGGATATCGCATGAATAGGCTTCGTGACCACGGGCGCGGAAAGCTTTGCAGACCTCCTGCGATTCCTCACAGGCAACTAAAACTTTCATTTGTCTACTCCGTTTTGTCCGAAATACTTTTTCTTGCCGCGCTCCCGATGCCTGTCCTCATGGTCGCGGTGGTAAACGCTGCCGGATACCATCATTTGCCGGTTATAGTCCGTCTCTTTGGCGTGTTCTTTGCGCCAAGCGGCAAACTGCGGACAGTGGTCGTGACAGGCATGGTGCCGGTCTGGGCAGTCTTTACATGTCGGGTTGGTCATGTTCGGCTTCCTCCTCGTTAAACCAAAGGCGTGTTCCACATCCGGGACAAAATTTGTCAATGTAATAATTATCGTTGCATTCATACCCGCAAACAGGGCAAATTGTCGTACCTGCTTTTTCACGCCAGTAAAGCTTTTTTGGACGTTCGCCCGGCAGTTTAGGCATGGGCATCCAAAGCGTGAAAAGATCTGGCGCACTGGCCACGGTGTCCCACGTTGCTGATTGAGCAAAAGTCGCATCCATGTACTTCACGAGAACATTTCCGTGCGCAGAATCTTTTTCAGTCGGCGGCTCTTCTGCGGTCTTGCGCCAGCGCGGGACGTCCGTATCTGCTGCCGGGGCATCTTCCAGCACATCCATCGCGTCCATAATCTGACACGCGCGGCATCTTACGCCGTTGTAATTTTCGCAGCCACAGCAATATGCCGCTTTGATGTTTGCGATGGCTTTTTCACGGTCGATAAATTCGCTCATTTTTCAATCTCCCTCTTTGTCAGTTCACTCGCCAGCAGCCTTGCAGCATGGATTTGTCAAGGATCATCTGCTCCTTTCTTACACTTCCGCAGTCGTTCCCGGCTGTGCGCCATGCGCTCCGGGCTTAAAATATCATTTCCGGACGGCTCTGCTCTGTCCACGCGTGTGCCTTTTGCCCGGCTGCCGCCGATAGGGCAGAGCTGGTTATATTCTGCAACGGTCTTGCAGCCAAGTCCTTCAGCTTCTTCCAGCGCCTTGCGGACATACGCCCAGCTGCCGCCGCCCAGATCCACACACTTGTCCATGACCGCGTACACAAGATCCGCGCCCATGCGCTCTATGTAGCCGGTCAGCTCTTTTTCTCCAGTCTTGCTCAGATTGCTGACATTCTCCCGAAAAAAATCCACTAGAGATTTCGTCGTCCTCGTCCCTGTATAGGAGGAGTCATCTTTAGATGACGACGACTTATCTATATCTAATATCTTATCTCTAATATCTGTATGGACATTTTTGTGGACGTCTGTGTGGACATCCTGTGGACATTGTCCACAGTGTTCTGCATTAATTTGACGATGGTTCGTTCTTTGCAACTTTTTTTGTGTTGCATAATCGGTTTCGCTTCCGACCATTTCCGAGTGGTTTGCAAGCACCAACGTGCCGTCTTTTTCCTGATAAATCAGCCCAAGTTTCGCGTAAAGCCCCAGCGCGACACGCACCGTATCGGTAGAAAACCACTTAGTATCGCGCTGAATCTTGTCCACGTCATACGGAATGATCACTTCACCGATCTGCCGCGAAAGCCTGCCGTTTGTGTTGATAGTCATAAGGCAGAGCATCTGGTACAGAACCACATAGTTTGCGCCGTTTTTCTGACCCATGAGAAAATCCACCGCGTCGGACCGCATGAAGCTGTCTTTGAGCTTTAGCCAGTAGTATCTTTTCCCTGTAGCCGTATGATTTCACCTCCTTCCGCACGCCCGTATAGCCAGATAGCACAGCTCTTGAGATGTGTCAGTCTTTGCTTACGTCAACCCCGGTGATTTCCTTGAAAATCGCCGCGTCGAAGTTCGGCAAACTGAGGATAACGTTTCGATCATCGGCACTAAGCCCCGCCCACCACTTCCGGGCGTTGTCCGCTGTGGTGCGCTCCTTCAAATAACCGCCAGTCGTTTCAGCTTCAGGGTGCGCTGCCTTTTCTTCATCGGTCATATCAGGCAGATAAACGTATTCAAGCTGGCAATCGTCAATATCGTTCAGCAAACGCCGGGCACGGCAGTTAAACCACCGCCCAAACGTCCAGTCGGTAGGCTTGTTGAACATATAGATTTTGGGCGATACCGTATTGAAACAGCCATTGGAAAAGGATGTAGCGTTCCAGTCGCCGCTGTTCCTGTTGCCGCTGTTCCTGTTGCCGCTGTTGCAGTTGCCGCTGTTCCAGTTGCCGCTGTTCCAGTTGCCGCTGTTCCAGTTGCCGCTGTTCCTGTTGCCGCTGTTCCAGTCGCCGCTGTTCCTGTTGCCGCTGTTCCAGTCGCCGCTGTTCCAGTCGCCGCTGTTCCTGTCGCCGCTGTTCCTGTTGCCGCTGTTCCAGTCGCCGCTGTTCCTGTCGCCGCTGTTGCAACGTCCAGTGCAAGCCTTTCCCGTGTTCACGATGTCAAGGACTTCAGCCCAAGGGATTTCCCGCACAATTTCCAGCTTGTTCGTTGCACACTTATCCTCACCTTCTGCAACCGTACCGTGGGCGATCACTTCAGCGACGTGGTTGTTCGGGTCAAAATCATAGTAACGGAAACAGTCGGCAGCATTCTTGCAGAAGTGCATACCCACATTGCAGACAGACGGACTTACAAATTCTTCAAAGATTCCCGGGCAAGAATACTGTTTGCCGCGACACGTCCAGTCAGAATTAAAAACTTTATATCCTTTTACGCTCATTGTTTTCATCATCTCCTTCAGAACGGCAGGTCGTCCGTGTCCGATATCACGGAAAAGTCGTCCATGCTGCCCTGCGTGTAGGCGGGCTGCGGGGCGCTCTGTGCGGCTTTTGCCTGCTGCACATGATTCCTCGTCTGCTGCTCGTAGGACGCGGCAGTGGGCTTATCTGCCGTCTTTGCGCCTGCAAAGCTGATATTGTTTGCCACAACTTCCACAGCGGTGCGGTTGTTTCCGTTCTTGTCCTGATAATTCCGGGTCTGCAGGCTGCCGTCAATGGCGATCATGCTGCCCTTCTGGAAGAACTTGCAGATAAATTCGGCGGTCTTGCCCCATGCCACGATATCCACAAAATCAGCCTGACGCTGCTGGCCCTTCGGGGTATAGCTGCGCTCGCAGGCAATGCGGAAGGTGCACACGTTGGTGCCCTGCTGGGTGGTGCGGAGTTCCGGGTCTGCCACAAGGCGACCCATGATTGCTACTACGTTAAGCATGTTCTAATCCTTTCTCTTCTTTTGGTTGCTTCTGGGCACAATCCCAACACAACAAACGTCCATACTTTTCTTTTGTGGTTTTTGCAATATGCGTGTTGGAGACGCGCTTGCCTTTATACATGGCATCTTGTATCGGCTTGCCACAACAAGCACACATTAAGATCATCGGCGTGTTGTCCAGCGCTGCCTGTACTTCTGGGTCACGCTTTGGTGCTGCAGGTACGCTCTCTGACCGCGCACTGTACTTTGTCGGGTCTGCCTCCCAGTAAACATCTGCGCCCACGCCAAGTGCCTTGCACGCCACGCTCTGGGCGTCTGTGTAGGCTTTTTTGTAGGCGTCATCGTCTGTGCGCAAACCGCCCTGCTCCCTTGCGATCAGCAGAGAGCCACCAACACCGGGAATCGGTGCGCTCCATGGCTTTTCCTCGTCCTGCCTGATGTAAAGGCAGGTGAAGCAATGCACTACGACCTCACCGTTTGCGCCTTGCTTCTCCTCAAAAACCGGCGGATCGAACTTCCATCCCACCCCGGCAGCACCGAACAGCTCTGTCAGCTTCTTGATACGCCACATAGGGTTGATATCGCTTTTGCCCTTCAGGCGGCCGGCAGCGATTTTTCGTAGGGCTTCCGGTGGGGCTTTTCTTGCGTTGTTGTAGATTTCCATTTTATCCATGTTTGTATGCCACCTCCGGGCATCCGTGCGCGCGGCACCGGCTTTGCAGCGATAGGTGCTGTACGTTGTATGCGGCATCTGCCCCAATAGCAAGGTCTTTTGCAGTAGGGAACAGGCTGGACTGCGTAAGGATCACTTCCAGCGCATACATTGCCTTGCCGAGTGCCTCTGCGGCATTCTTGCAAGCAAGTGCACGGTCAGTAGGGAGCGTTCCCATGTAGACGCAGTCAGGATTGTTTTTTGTCCACGCAAGGTCACCGGCAACCGCTTTTTGCACTTTGCCAAGTGTGGAAACCGCCTCACCAATGTCTGCGAGCGCTCCCAGCGTGAGACCTAGCTGCCACTCCGGCACGTTGCTTGCATAGTTCAAGCAGATCTGTTTTTTTTCATCACAATGCATAAACATTCACCTCGCGTAAACCTTGCTGCGGTGCTCGTCAAGTACAACATAAATCCTTGCCGGGGTTTCCTTTGCAAGGTCGTCCGCGTACTGCACACCCTCTAGCGTGGTGCGCACCGGGATCTCGTTCACGAACCGGCGCTCTGCATCATAAATCTGTACCGTGTACATACGCTCACCTCCTGTTGTTGTGGCGCCAGCCAAGGGCGATGTACCCAAGGTTTGCGCACAAAACAATAAAAATTAAGGTTTTCACGCTTTACCTCCTTGCGGTTTTCCGCATATTGTGGTATTTTTGCGGTGATGGGCGGCGAGACTCATCACCCTTTTGGCTTGTCCGTGCTGGCGCACGGGCAGGCCCTTCTTTTTTTGCGGCGTATCGGCGGCAGACTGTCCACCTCATCGCGCTTTATGACTTCTTGAAAAAAAGGAATACTTGTGCGGCTTTCTCTTTTTCTTGCGGCAATGATAAACCGAGGATGCAAAACTGTTTGCGCTTTTATACCCGAGCCGCCGGGCGCACATATCAGATGTGCCGGATGCAAGCAGACTGCCTGTTTTTGCATCGTACACGGTGTACCACATGACATGGTGGACAGTGTCAGGCATACGTGATCTCCCCAGATTCCTCTTGCAGCATCTCCCGCACGTTGTCCATTTCTTCGGCGCACATCTCCCAGACGTTTGCCCGTGCGGAGTATCCAGCCCGGACAACAATGTCATCTGAGGCTTCGGCTTCTCGCTTGCAACGTTCGGCAAGCCGCGTGTAGGATTTGACTTTGCCCTCAACGTACTCTTTAGCCGTCATCATGCCCCACGCTCCTGATTCTCCGGATACTCCGGGTTGCGGGCGTGGGTGCGGTTGATCTTGCCGTACTTGCGCCGCTTTGCGGCTTTCTCCCTGTCCTCCGCGGCAAAGCCCAGACGAGCCAGCAGAACAGCGGCCAAAATCAGCACCAGCGACACTGAAAACAGCGTGCCGGAGATGTATCCGGTAGTCTGTGCGGTGCCCTCTGCACCCATAGCTGCGCCCATTCCAACGCCGCCCAAAATGACAGCAAGCCAGTAGTAAGTAGTGGATTTGATCTTCATGCGGATTCTCCTTTCTCAAGTGAGGGGAAAAACAGTTCCCCGATCTCATCCTGTCGGATGTCCAGCAGTTCACACATTGCTGTGATCTCTGCGCTTGTCCACGGATTGTGCCCCTGCATCCTGCCGCTCATGGTGTCCCGGCCAATGCCGATATACTTAGCGACTTCCTGATCGCGGTAGCCGCAGCTGTGGAACCGGCCCCGAAGTTTCCAGTACGGAATCTGCCGGAAGCTGCCCTGTATGACCTTCATACTTTTTCAACCTCTTTTCTTTGATGTGTGCCAGCCGTTCCGGCTGACTTGCATTTCTTCGCGTTTCTATGCTTTCACTTTCGTGCCAATGCATCCGAAGCAAAGCCTTGCCGCAGCGAATCGTTACGGTGCACCACTTTTCCTTCGCAAATCAAATCAGCGCTTTTCTCTGCCATTCCTTCGCCTTGCCCGTCTGTGCTTCTCAGTGCCGCCGCGTTGCTTCGCGCAGCTGCGACTTGCCGCGCCTTGCCATCGCTGTTCATCGCTGTTCAATGCTGCTCCGTCGCCTTGCCATGCTGTGCGCTGCCACTGCACAGCAGTTCACCTCATAGCCTTTGCTTTGCACCGCCGTGCCTTGCCTTTGCCAAGCGGCTCGTTGCGATGCAATGCCTCCGCGAATCAGGGCCGTCAATGCCATGCCCTTGCTCTCAGGTCTTCACCTCATAGGCAGTGTAGGTAAAGCGGCCCTTTCCGCTGTTGCGCCACTGTCCGATTCCGCGCAGAATGCCATAATCCAGCCACTCACGAACGACCTTTTCGTGGCTGTCGTCAAGAAGTATTATGTCAAACTCGCAGGTGCTGCCCGCCGGGATTTCCTCGCTGTTGACAAGGCTCACGCGCTCGCCCTGTGCGGTCTGAGCACGCAGCGGACGCTGGCAGTCGCTGATCTCTCCGTTTGTCAGAATCGGAATCATGCGGGGCTGAATGAAGATCAGGCCGTCAATGACCTTCTTGTAAGCAGTCATCTTGCCGCTTTCGTTCACGGCCTTCTTCTTGCCAGTCTCGGTCTTGCCGCCGATGCGGGAAAGCATGCCGCAAGCATCCTTAAACATGCCTTTGATCTGGTAATCGTAAAAAATCGGATTGCCGTCCGGGTCACGCGGGAAAACGGTCATGCCCTTGTCAGCTACCGCATCAGGGCCAAGAGCCGCCACTTCATCCTCGATGGTTGCAGCATCCGGCGACTTGCTGGCGATAAACTCGCGGGCCACATTGGGGTTTGCGGGCCATGTGCCAAGCACCGGCTCAATAAACGTAGCTTTCACATGCGGTTTTTTCATAGTAACCTCCAAAATAAGTTTGTATCCTTGCGCCACGCCGTGGCTTTACCGCTTCAAAAACAGGTTTACGAAGTAGATTTGCCCCTTGCCGGTCACCTTGGGGGTCTTGTTGATGCTGGTGTGCCCATCGGAGTGCACCACTGTGGTCTCCTTGATCTCAAACAGACCCTGCTCCACGGCACGCTGCGTGGGCATATTGTAGTCGCTGCGCTTGGGGTCTCTGATGAGGTATCCGTGCTCGCGCATCCAGACAAACAGCCGGTTTTGCCCGATCTGCACGCTGTTCTGGCACAGCAGCTTTGCAAGTTCGCCCACAAGGATGCTCTTCTTGCTGGCGTTTACCGCGTCCGCAAAGATGCCCTTGGGCGTAAGTTCCGCAATCTGCCGGTCTTTGTGCTCCAGTTCATCGTGGGCGGCGATCAGCGCCTGCGCCATCAGTTCAGCCCGGGAAAGCTGCGGGCGCTGCGCCAGCTGCTTCTCCATCGCGTTGAACGCCTGGATGTACTTTAACTTCCACTCCAGCGCTGCCTTGCCGGTAAAGCCCATCGCCAGCAGAGTGAAGCCGTCACGGTTCATCAGGTACATGGGGTAAGTCTGACCGTTCTGCTCGTGGGTGTACTCGGTTTTGTAGAACATGGGGGTCTGCTCATTTTTGAGCACACCCGCCGTCATAAGGTTTTCAATGTCCCGCATGACGTTTCGGTGTTCCTTGCCAAAACTCTCGGCAATCTGGCGGCTGGATGCTACCGGTTCGCCGTTCTGGGTGGATAAGATGATATCTGTCATAGTCTTGTTTTGTCCTCCTTGTACTCTGCCCCTCCTGTGCTATACTTGAGCGGGAGGGGGTGAAAAAATGAACCAGCGGGGATCCATGAACCAGCGTACAGATGAATTAGAGCGCATTCTGAACGCCAGCAAAGTGAATTATTCCAGCCCGCAAGTCTCGCAGCAGCCTACACTGTATGAGGTACAGCGGCGGTATGCGGAAGATTTGAAGCAGCTGCGCCAGCAGTTTGAAGAAAGCCAGCGCCAGCAAGAAAAAGAAAAGCAAATTGACCGGCTTTATGATCTCCTTGCAATCGGTGTTGCCATCGCATCCATGATTATTTCTTTAGTAAAATGACCACCAGAGCCAAAATCTGAATGCAAAGAGCGATGAACTGAATTTCGTGATTCTTCACGGTTGCTCGCCTCCTTACGCCACCCCGTCATGGTTGTTCTGGCTGTCGTTCTTGCGTACCGCTGCCATGCCCATACCCATCCAGAGCAGGGACAGCTTGTCCTGCGGCTCTAAGTCGTCGAACAGCACGTTGATGAGCGTATCCGCTGCGTGTGCTCCATCTGCCGGGATGCTGTACCGTTCTGCTGCCAGATCGGTGCGGTTCTTCTTCGTCTTTGCCAAAATTATCATCTCCTTCTGCGGTTGGCTCCCGCGACGCTCCGGGTGGAGCGTTTCGGCTGCTGCCATGCAGCCATCATCAGGCGGGTTGCGTCCAGAAATCAAAATCGGCCAGAACATACTCCCGATTCTCCGGCGTGTCCGGCAGGGTATAACCGGAGCGACCGTTCTCGCAGAACACTTCACCAAAGTCATTCACCACGCACGAAACGCCTGTGCGTGCATCCTGTTTGAAAATTTTCATCGCTCAGACCTCCTTAAACATCTTCACGCCGGCCACGGTGTAGTCCGCCGCCGGGCCCATATAACCGTGAGAAAAAGCAACGACCGGGTGCCATGCGCCATTGTCGTAGACTTGCAGTGCATCGCAATGCGTCTCGGCTTCCGCCCCATGAACCCAGCGCCCGTCCCGGCGGCATCCCTTCCAGCGGAACCAGTTGCATCCTCTCGTCGGAACAACATAGCCAACATTATCTTCGTCAGCTACTTCACGGTTGCGTCTTGCGTGAATTGCGAGATCATAAATCCCCATGTCAAACCTCCTGTTTGCTTGCGTTTGTTGATTACATGACAAGTATAAGTCATTGAACAACATTTGTCAAGGGCATTTTTGTTGATTTCTTAAACAAATTTCATTGACTTCCATTTTGCAATGTGCTATAATAAGGTCACGGAGGTGAGCTCCATGACAATCGGCGAACGAGTCAAGGAACTGCGAAAGCAGGTCAACTTGACGCAGCAAGCCTTTGCAGACAGACTGAACCTCAAAAGAAATACAGTTGGCAGCTACGAAGTAAACGTAGTGGAGCCCAGTGACAGAACGATCTCCGATATCTGCCGCGAGTTTAACGTCAACGAGACGTGGCTGCGGACAGGGGAAGGGGAGATGTTCAACCAGATCACCAGATCGGAGAAGATCACCAGCTTCCTTACCGAGATCACGGAGGACGAGGGTGACGACTTCAAACGCCGGTTTGTTGAGATGCTGGCAGAACTGGAGCCGGAGGACTGGAAGCTTTTGGAGCGAATGGCTGAAAAGCTGCAAAAAAAAGAGGGAAACCCGTAAGGGCTTCCCTTCTTTTGCTACCTTGATTCTATTTTACAAGGCCTTTTGCGTGGATCCAGATCAGGCGCAGCGCCCGCAGGTCTGCGCGTTCCAGAAGCTTGATAATAGCGTCGATGTAGCCTTGCCGGTCTGTTTCGTTCATTGTGTCCTCCTATCTGATGCAGTATTTAATATGTGTGAGGTGGTTATCATGGCAAGTATCTGTCCCGTCTGCGGCGGCAAGTTGGGTCTGCTGAACCGCGAGAAGAGCGCGGACGGTCTAATCTGCGCCGGATGTAGCAGTTTCTTCTTTTCAAAACTGGGATTTCGGGCTGCAAAGCAGCCGACAGATGCACTTGCGGAATACTGGGTTACACTGGAAAGCCGCCGCAGAACATTTAAAGAGACCGATTCCATCTTTGACCGCGATGCACTCTTTGTCTCTATCGATAAGGTCAACCGGCTGTTTTACTTTGGACACCGCGGCGGTGATAAAGGCCCACGCATGATTTACAGTTTTGATGAAGTCGCAGGGTACGAATCGGATGCGCCTGACGATCTGACGGTGACCGAAACCAAGGGCGGCATTGGGCGTGCAGTAATAGGCGCAGCCATTGCTGGTTCTGTAGGCGCGATTGTAGGTGCTGCTACCGCAAAAACTGAAACCTACAAAGCCTACAGCAAAGAAAATATCTCTATTCGCTTCGTCCTTCCTCTTGGGGAAAGCAACTTGCCGACAACGGTTTATCCCGGCGGAATGACTGCGTTTCTCAAGAACTGCAAAGTCAGCCATGAGAAGCCGCAGGCTACCGCTCCGGTTGCCCCCAGCGCCGCTGATGAGCTTTTGAAGTTTAAACAGCTACTGGATATGGGGGCCATCACGGAAGCGGAGTACAACGCAAAGAAATCTCAGTTGCTTGGCCTGTAAACTTGTTTACAACTGCATTTTACAACAGTTTGGCGTAAACATCAATCGATTTTAATGGCGAAAAAAATCGCCAAAAATTTGAGATTTGCGCTGAATCGCGCGATTTGCGCGCACTTTTAAGCGAAAAACGCGCGGTTTACGCTGACTTCGCGCAAAATATGCGCGTTGTTACTGGTTGCCGGTGTCCAGCTGCTGCATTTTTTGCAACAACTGGGCGGCGCACTCCCCGCCGGGGCTTGTTGCTGCGGCGCGCAGGGTGTGCAGGCCGGTGATCTTGCGGTTGGCGTACATGGCGGCAAGGGCTTGCTGCTCCGGGGTCATATCAACGTAACAGGCAAGCGCGGCGCGGATGTGGGCGCAGAAACAGGCGGTCTTGTTGCTTTTCATAGTTCAACCCTCCCAAGGCTGCGGGGTTTTGGCTGTGCCGGTAAGCACGCTGGCGGGCATTCCGTCAATGATGGTCATTTCCGGGTCTTTGTTGCTTGTTTGACCGTTTTTCATTTTGTTTTCCTCCTGATTTTTGGTAATTGTGTCAACTTATGTACCAAATTCTACCATGCGCCAGTGGAAAATGAAATCAGAGAAAATTTTGTCGAATGGCGCAGATTTTTTCTGCGCCATTTTTTGCTTTTATCACGCATTATATTTGAGGGGGGAAGGGTGTGTATGAGTTATTTTACAGCTGCAAAAATTGGTGCTGCGCTGGCAAAGGCGCGTGTGCAAGCGGGCTTGAGCCAGCGTGAGATTGCGCACATGATCGAGAAGAACGAGCGCACCGTGCAGAACTGGGAGAAAGGGCAGTCCAGCCCGGACAGTGACGATATCATGGACTGGTGCACGGCGTGCGGGGTGTCACCCATCACGGTGTTCATGGAGATGATCCACCCAGATCTGTACACAGCGCCGGATGACGGCAAGGCCGACGATGAGCTAAACGCGGAGTTGTGCCGTCTCGTGGTAAACCTGCCGCCGCTTACAAAAAGGCTACTTCTCTTCATACTGAAGGGCAGTCACGGCAGCAGCCCGCCTGCTGTCATATCGGAGATAGCTGCAAACCTGCACTGCCCTTTGAATAACCGGGCCAGCGTGTGCGGGACCATCATAGACCAGTATACCTATGCGCAGATCGCGGGCCTTGACCCATGCCCGGACGCTCCGCAACCTCCCATTGACGACCTGAAGATCAACTACAAGGCCGGAAGGGCCGCTGCTGAAAATGGTGCCTTTGGATATATCGGGCGGAAAAAGGAGTAAGCCATGAAATGCGTGAGACCATGCTGCCGGAAAAAGATCCCGGATGGTGCTTCTTTTTGTCCGTGGGGCGGGAAGAAGTAGCCGGAAGCCGCCCCGCAGCAAAGAAAAAAGCGCCGCCGTCCAAAGGGCAGCGGCACAGTGTACTCTTGTGTATGGAGGTGGATTTTATGAAAAAACGGGTCAACACGGCATTTTGGGTGGAAAAGGAAAAGCGCTGGTGCATCGCGGTTCAGAAGAACGGCACCCGCAAACGGTTTTATAGCAGCACGCCGGGTCGGACAGGACAACGGGAAGCAAACGCAAAAGCGGATGCATGGCTTGATGATAGCATTCGGGACGGCAGGAAGAAGGTGGCTGCACTCTATTCAGAGTGGGTAGAAGAGCTGAAGCTCACCTGCGGCACATCCTATGTGACCCAGTGCGACAAATACGGCGAATACTACATCCTCCCGGTGTGTGGGAACATTCGCATTGACGAGCTGACCGAGGGCGATCTGCAAAAGGCAATTGACATGTCTTTCAAAAAGCGCTGTCTCAAAAAGGGGGGAAAGCGCACGAGTAATAAACCTCTGAGCCGCAAAACCCTTATGACGATTCGGTCAACCGAAACCAGCTTTGTCAAGTGGTGCAGGAAAAATCGGTACACCACCCTGTTCCCGGAGTTATCCATTCCTAAGAACGCAAGGTTTGCAGAAAAGACCATTTTGCAGCCCAACGCGCTGAAAACACTTTTTGACGTTGACACCCGCTTGTGGTACCATAAAAGAATTTTTGATGATTATATCTATGCCTACCGTTTTGCTGTATCAACCGGCGTGCGACCCGGTGAGTTGGTCGGACTGTGGTATGGTGACATAAAGGGGAACACTGTCAATTTGCGCCGCAGCATCAATGTGCAGGGCGAAGTGACCACCGGCAAAAACCAGAATGCAGTGCGCTCTTTTGACATGGGTAAGGAAGCACGAGAAGCGTATGAAGCTCAGGTGGCACACCTGAAAGCAACAGGCGTACAGTTGAACTACAACACACCCTTGTTCCAGATCCCATGCCAGCGGTCTCTTGTGAAGCGCTGGGAAAAGTACCAGAAATCCAACAACATCGATCCAATGGTAACGCTGTATGAACTGCGTCACACATTTGTCAGCATTGAATCCGGTGTGCTGACTGACAGCCAACTGAAAATGCTTGTAGGCCACAGCCGGAACATGGACACTGCAGGAACCTACCGGCACGAGCTGCAGGGCCAGCGCGAAGATTTGGCAGCCGCGACCACCGCTGCATTCAGGAAGGCTCAAGGGTGATTCTGGTAACACATTTGGTAACGTTCTTTTTTCTAAATGTCGAAAAACAAATCGGACATAACCCAACAAAGCCGCATTATTTCTACGTTATTTCGTGCATCTCAGATGCATTTTTGACGACAATCAATCATTTTTAATTGTTCGATTCCCATTACCCGCTCCAAAAGACCTGAACCTTGAACGGTCCGGGTCTTTTCTTTTTGTCCTGCACTGGGCAGTCATCTTGCAAACCGGCGGCGGAAATGCTACAATAGAGCCATAAAACCGCTGAAAGGGGAACGCTACAATGGAATTCCGCGATAAACCGATGGAGAACCTCATGCGCCTGCAGGAGAAGGATATCTGCAAAAATGTTAACGCCCTGCTGCTGGAGGGTGAGCAGATCGTGGGTGCATACAAGACGGTGCGCGATCAGGTGGTGTTCACCAGCCACCGCATCATCATGGTGGATATGCAGGGGGTCACGGGCACGCGGCAGCAGCTTTTTGTGCTGCCCTACCGCAAGGTGCTGCACTATGGCATTCAGACGGCGGGTTTTGGCGATCCGCTGCAGGCGTCCCAGTTGACAGTCTGCTTTGCGGACGGCCACGAGGCCAAGTTTGGCTTTATTGGGCAGAAGGACCTGTTTCAGGTGGCAAACGCTATCAGCGCCCGCATCCTGTAA